AGATTTTCCGGGATATTGTCGGGCGCTGATGCCGGCACGCGCGCGCAATCGGTGGATGCTGCCTGCGCGGCCGGCACGCCGCTCGCCCTCGGCTGGGACGTGTTTTACTATGACGTGGTGATATCGGCGTTCTCCGCCGATTACCGAAAGTCATATTGGATTCCGTTTGAAATGACCTGCCTAGTCATCTCGGATATCGCATCGGCCACGGCGAGCGCGCAAATTGTCTCCAGCACGTTGATCAATGCGGATTTAGGCGTCGCGGCGCAATGGGCGGAAGCTGCCGGCCTCACTTTCGCTAATCTTAGTGCCGGAGATGCCACTACCGCGCAGAGTGCGTGCCTAAGCTCGGTTAATCTTGCTGGAGGCGGATTATTGAATAATGTTTCGGACATTAATAATTCGGTGACGCCGGCTAACGCGGTGATCGCGCTCAATGGTCTGTCGCGCAATGCGGAAACCCTTGCTGCGTCCTGCTATGTTGGCGGGTACCTTGCCCGCGCTGTGCAAAATATTTTATTGGCGGCGTTATGACGACGGTGACGGTGATCGGCGGTAATCTATTCAAGATCGCAGCTCTCTATTTGAAGGACGCGACGCAATGGATCCGGATCGCCCAGGCGAACGGGCTGTCCGATCCGGTCGTGACTGGGATGATCACGTTGACCATTCCACCGGTTGACCCCACGGCGGGAGGCGGGATTGCCAGTTGAACTGCCGGCCCTTCGGCTAACGGCTGGGGGCTTGCCGCTGGCTGGTGCGCTAGCGGCACGGCTTGAACAGGCGGCGTTTTTCAGGGCCAGCCGATTCAGCGTGGCATTGGCAATGGGTGAGCCGCCATTATGGGGAATTGCCGATTATGCCGCACTGGCCACACAAACAATCACCATCGAGCTGGCAAATTCGGCATTCGGCTTTTCGCCGGTGATGGTCGGCCAGATTGATAATGTCTCGATTGATTGCGGCGCGCAACGCGTGACGATCAGCGGCCGGGATTTATCAGCGCGGATGATCGACGCCGAGATCACCGAAACATTCGTCAACCAGACCGCAAGTGGCATCGCGGCGATTATCGCCGGCCGTCATGGTTTGTCCGCTGAGATTGTGCCGACAACGGCCATCGCCGGGCAATATTATGAGATCGACCATGCAAGAACGGCCTTGGCGACCCATTCGCGGACCGGCAATGAATGGGATTTGCTGGTATGGCTGGCGCAGAACGAAAATTATGTGACCGCCGTTACCGGTACCACATTATATTTTGGTCCGCTGCCGGTGCTGGAGCCCGCGGTCATCCGGCAGCAGGATTGCATTGCCTTATCATTCGACCGGGCGCTGTCGCTCCCCGGTTCGGCGCGGGTGACATCCTGGAACACGCGCAATAAGTCGGTGGTTACGCAAACCGCCGGAAGGGGCGCCAGCGTGACGACACTCGTGAAGCCGAATCTCTCGACCGGCACCGCTTTGTCATTGGCCACCGCTCATCTGGCAGCTTTGGCGCGGCACGCGACGATTGTGGATATCAAGCTGCCCGGCGAACTGGCTTTAACACCATCGGCGCCGATTTTTATATCGGGTACGTCATCGCCGCTCGATCAAATATATACCATTGCCGAACTTGTGCGCGAGCTTGATGTCGCGGGTGGGTTTGTCGAGACAATTCGCGCTTACGCCGCCTGAGATATTTTTATTGGAGCCGAAATTTGGATCGATTTTGGAACCTGGTGAAAGCCCGGGCCGGCGGCATGGATGGTCTTGCCGGCGTCGCCCGGTTTGGCCTGGTCTCCAGCTTTGATCCCAGCACCTATGCCGCGCGCGTGCTGGTGCAGCCGGAAAATATTTTGTCCGGATGGTTGCCGGTGCTCTCCTCATGGGCCGGAGCGGGGTGGGGCATGGCGGCACCGCTGGCACCAGGTGATCAGGTTCTGGTGATCGCGCAGGAAGCGGCGTCCGAACATGGCGTGATTCTCGGCGCGGTCTGGTCGGCGGTTGATCAGCCGATGCCGGCACCGAGCGGCGAGTTATGGCTGCAGCATAAAACCGGCAGCTTCATCAAGCTGCATAATGATGGAACAATCGCGATGCAGGCAAATAACGTGACGATTACCGGCAACCTCATCGTCAGCGGTGATATTTCGGATCAAAACACTGCTCACGGAACGGTCGCTAACCTTCGCAATGCTCATAATACCCATGTGCATACGCTGGCCCAGGGCGGTGATACCGGGACGCCGACGGTGGTGATCTGATGGCTGATTTGGCTTTGTTATTTGGCGGTGATCTCGCGGTGGGGCCAACCGGCGATATCGCGCTCGTGGATAATGCGGATCTTACCCAGCAACGTGTCATCCGTCGGCTGCTGACGAATGCCGGCGATTATATCTGGCAACTTGGATATGGCGCGGGTTTAGCGCAGTTCGTTGGACAGCCTGGCGCGCCGGCGGTGATTGCGGGCGTGGTCCGCGCGCAGATGCTGCGGGAGGCGGCCGTCTCCACGAAACCGGCACCCTCCGTCGCGGTGGATGCGGCGGATGATGGCAGCGTCAATTTGACCATTAAATATGCCGACGCACAGACGGGCGGCGCCGGCACTTTAAGTTTCTCGCTTTAGGAAACAAGATGCAGCTTTTATTGCAGAATTTTTCGACGCTGGTCGAAGGCATGGCCGCGTCCGTGCAAGGTGCGGCAAGCGCGTTGCTGGATTTAACGGTCGGCTCGGTATTGCGGGCGATTCTGGAAGCCAATGCATCGCTCGCATTATGGCTGCAATGGCTGATCGTGCAGGTCCTGGCGACGACCCGGCTTGCCACCAGCAACGGACCGGACTGCGACAGTTTCGGCGCGGATTTCGGCTTCACGCGCTTGCCCGCGGTGGCGGCGCAAGGTGCCGTCACATTCGCCCGTTTCACGCCAAGCATCGCGGCCATCATTCCGCTCGGCACCATTATATCCACCCCCGGCAGTGCGGTTAGTTTCATGGTGGTGGCTGATACCACGAATGCGGCCTATAGCGCGCTTGCCGGCGGCTATAATCTGGCGGCCGGAGTCACCAGCCTGAATGCCGCCGTGGTTGCCAATGTGGCAGGCTCGGCCGGGAATATTCAAGCCGGTGCCATATCGGTGATCGGCACGGCGCTGCCCGGTATCGATACCGTGACCAACGCCAATGCTTTTACCGGCGGGATCGATCCTGAAAGCGATGCCGCCTTTCGCACACGGTTCGGAAATTATCTGGCCAGTCTGTCGAAGGCAACCGGCATTGCCATCGGCGCTGCCATCGCCGGCATTCAGCAAGGGCTGAGCTATACGATTTCGGAAAATATCAATCAGGCCGGTGCCGCGCAGCCGGGACATTTTGTCGTCACGGTCGATGATGGTTCTGGGGCACCGCCGGTCAGCCTGCTCGGTGCCGTGCAACAGGCGGTCAATACCGTGCGCCCGGTCGGCTCAAGCTTTTCGGTGCAAGGGCCCGTTGTGCTGCTGGCCAATATATCTATGACGCTCACAACCGCGAGCGGTTCGCCGCATGAAGTGGCGGTTGCGGCGGTGGCATCGGCGATCGAGACATATATAGCGAGTCTCGGCATTGGCGGAAGTTTAAATTATACCAGATTGGCGCAAGAGGCTTATGCGGCGTCGACCTCTGTGACAAATGTTTCGAATATTCAGCTCAATGGCGCCATGGCTGATCTCGCACCGCCTTTGTTTGGCGTGATCCGTGCCGGTACGGTCACGGTGGGCTGACCATGACCGGCGATATACAAGATATGCTGAGCCGGTTGAAAGCGGTTCTGCCGGGGCACTGGTTCAGTGACGTAACGCCGATCCTTGATGCGTTGCTGAGTGGGCCGGCCTGGGCCTGGAGCGGCCTTTACGCGCTGCTCGGGTTTGTCAAATTGCAGTCACGGCTTGCCACTGCCAGCGGGGTGTTCCTGGACATCGCTTCATCGGATTATTTCGGACCGACGTTGCCGCGGCGGACTGGTGAAAGCGATGTAGTGTTCAGCCAGCGTCTGCGCGCTAACCTCATTGCGCCGCGCGCCACGCGTGCGGGTCTTGCATTGGCACTGTTAAACGAAACCGGCCGCGCCGCCGTTATTTTCGAGCCTCTGAACGCGACAGATACCGGTGGCTATAATACCGGCTTTCTGGGCTATGGCGTATCTGGCGGTTATGGAACGTTCTGCGCGCCATATACGTTTTTCGTGCGTGCTTTTCGCCCGAATGCAAGTCCTGTAGCGAATGCTGGCGGTTATTCGGAAGGGCCCGGCGGCTATGATAGCGGCCAAATGTTCTACGCCAATTTGGCCGATGTTTCCGGCCCGGTGATTGACGCCGATATTTACGCAGCGGTGACCGCGGTTTTGCCGGCCGCGACGACCGCCTGGATGAATATTTCAAACTAGAGCTTCTCATAAGGATCAAGCATGGATCGCAATATTGTCTATCCGGGGAGTATTCCCCTGGATACGGATATTCTCGGCCTTAACCGCAATGCCATGATCGGCATCGCCGCACTCACGGCCGCGGCACTTGGCAATAATGTGGTGGTCGATGGTCTGGCTTGCACGCCGACCGCGCCAGCCTCGCTCACCGTTAATATCGCCGCCGGGAGCATCACGCAATTATCGCCGGTGGATGCAAATTCATATGGCTCGCTG